GACGTGCGCCGCATCTGCCTTAAATAACTTCTTCAGAACCTGCGCTACCAGCGTAACGCCAAAGCCCCCCGCGAATAACACCGTTACGAACGGCCAATAGTTACTAATATCTAAGTTCATGACCTTCTTCCTCTCAGTCTCTTAATTAAACCGACGGCTGTACCTGCTACGGCGGCAGTCTTGTGGTGACCCTTGTGGTACCCCGCCGCTGTCTCTGAGCTTCGAGCCTCATCAGGGTCGAACAAATCTTCCGGCAACAAATCGTCGTCAGGGTCACCGACACGCTGCAAGCTCTCAATCGGCAGTCCATACCATGTCCCCTTCTCAATGCTGCTCTGACCGCGGCAGTACTTAACTCCATCTTTCTCGAACGTCCCGCCCGCCATGACCTTGGTACCGGCCGCATAGCTGACGTCGGACTGTTCGCCAGAAAGGTCGTGGAAGGTTGAGTCAACCGTCAGGCGATACTCGACCGGATTCATAAAGCGCTGGAAGGTGCGTTGCCAAGCATCCGGCGCGGGCGGCACTACACGCACCTCGATTTTCTGCTCGTCTGATCCGGCGGGGTTGGGATCAGGGCTTAGAGCAACAGTCTTGACGCTTAGCTGACCGTCGTTGAAGAACACGCCGTGCTCGGTCTCGTATTTGCCGATAGCGGTGAACTTGCTGTCTTTCGGCACGGAACCGACCACTTCACCAGTCGCGGGATCGTAAGTGTCGGTCGGGTCGTTCTTAGTCAGCAGGTGCATGGGGTTGTCGAAGCTAGTCAGTGCTGGTGGTCTTGGGCCTGGTGCTGGCACCACCTCGTTGACGGGAACGCCGCCGACCTGGCTACCGGCTGGAGCGCTCGCGTCCTCGCCTTCGCCATGGCCCACACCCGGGAACTCAGCCAGCGTGTCAGGACCGGCGTAGATGGCGACCTCGCCAAAGTCCTGGGTCTGGATGAGGTAGACGTTCGGCACTGGACTTCCGAGGATGTCGTACGTCAGGCCACCGAACTGATGCGGATCAAGTACATGAGTTGCATAAGGCAGCGTGTACGGGCCACCCGGCTTATAGACGTGCCAAGCGCTTATGCTCGGTGGCAAGTAGAGCTGTGCGGGAATTGACGGACCTGACGGCTTCGGCGAAGTGCCAGCGGCTTTCGGCGCTGACACAACTGCCGCTGGAGTGGCTGTAGCCGAAGGGTGTGAGGTGGTGTAGTACTCGTAGGTTGCCCACGCTACTGGCATACCGTAGTACGACTCATACTGCGCAGGCGTTTTTACTTTACCATCCCACGAATCAATAATCGACTTATCAGCGTGGCTGTTGACTGCGCAGAAGTGGGTGATCTCCTGGCCGTTCGAGGCTTTGTAGCGGAACTCGACCGCAGCCAGATCGTTTACGGGGAACCCGGCGACACCCGTAGCCGTAGCCACCAGCTGCGGACAAAACCTTGTGACACTGTTCCAATTCAAGTCATCATTAGCGTGGTCGGCAACGTCGTAGATATAGACGTTATGAGCAGTGTAGAATCTGTTTAACGCCTCGGGGTCTTCGGTTATATCACACTTCTTTAATAAGTTCGAGCCGGTCGTCTCAAGACAGCCAGCAACCGAGATGGCAACGTGAGAGTCGCCGATATATTCGGGGTAATCTATTTGAGCAAAATACTCTGCCATTTCGCTTTTCCTCGTTTAGTGTAGCACGTTATTTAGATTGTCAGAATCCAAATTTGCACAGACCCACCCATGCTCGTCAAAGTGCTCCCGATACGCTGCGTTGCGTACACGTTCAGGGCGGTTGTACTCGATTGTGCGGCTGGCATCTGGATAGTGCCGTATACTGAGGATACATTTGCAGTATTGGTAATCGTGCATTGAACGAATGTGCCGCCCAAGTTCGACATGCCGACCGGAAGCGCCGCGCCTGTGACTAATTCATACTCGGCACCACTCGCCCAGCTAGCCACACTCCAGCCCCAGGCGCGAGCGTAGAGTACGAAAGACCCGAAGGTATATATTGTCCAGCCGTTGGCGTCCGTAGTCGGAGTCGCAAAGGTATTGGAACTGTCGAAGGTCTTGTTTTTAACCGTAGCTGTCGCATTATTGAGCATCACCGTGTCGTCGGCTACATTTGGCACTACATGGCCAGACGTGTTGCTGGAACCGCCCCAGATCCTAGCGTAGGTAGCAAACGGCGGCCTGGCGTCGGCTATGTAGGCCGTCACGATCTGCGTGGCATTCTGCGGCACAGTCACCTGGGCAAGCCATATCCAAGGCACGCCAGCTCCCAGCGCGGCCTGTATAGCCGAACTGTTCGGAGCGACAGGGCTGCTTGCGGGCGTTCCCTGCACGTCCATGAAGGCCAGGGAGCCAGGGTTATTACTGTTCGTCGAACTGACCGCCGACATGTTTATGTAGGCAACTACGGCGTCGATGCGGGGATTGAGCGCACTTGCCGTTCCGATAGCTAAGTTGCTTGGGGCGTCTTGCCAGCCGTTGTATCCAAACGTACCAAGTGAGTTCGGGAGTAAAGCCGAACCGATCGAGATGTCCACGGACATATTTGCACCAGCCGCGTGCTGGACAACCTGTAAGCTCGTCGGCTGATAGATACTGGGCACCCCTTGGTTGCCGAGGAGCATCGAGATTGCCTTGTAAAAACCCTCGGCGGACGTTTTCCCGTTGTCTATGATGGCGCTATAGGTACTCACGAGGAAGAATCCGCATTGTTACTTAATCGTTTCGACGTGAACATAATCTTATTACTCAGTTTATCATATCGCAATTGGGCCTTAAAGAGGGCATACGCCTTGACAGCAAGTACTAATAGTAGTATATATTATATCGATGAAGCTACCGAAATTAGATTTCAAAATAGGTGTTGCGACTATCGCCGTGACTTTTTTAGGCGGTGTCGCCGTGGCTGCGACGCCATCATCTCAGCCACCGCATGAGTTACATCTGACTTCCGACACAAGCCAACCGGCAGCGAGTCAGACACCCCAGAGCGCCCCTTCGGCAAGCCCGACCGACGCACAGCAAAGCAGCGGGACGCACGACCAGGCGAGCAGCTCGGCCAGCCCATCGATCGCATCGTCTACTGTCACTGCGCCGCACGCTGCCACGCATGACAACACGACAGGCACTACAGCCGCCTCTACAGACTCGACCAGTACAACCGACCAAACTCAAACCCAAGACGACCCTGCGCCGCCTGTGACCGCCGTGAGCGCAACCATGTCCGATTGGACAGATCCGGTTCCCTACACGCCAAGCCCATTCAGGGAGATCAATACGGTAACTGGTCAGGCCACAGTCTTTCCAGCCACCGTCTCATACGAATATTGCACCTACACCTACAGCGACGGTTCGACGCAACAAGTCCTGGCTGGCACTAGCTATGCACAGGCACCGGGTTCCAGCGACACAGAGTCGATGACGGCGGGAAACATTGGTGCGGCCTGCACGCTCGCTAATGCGCCAGCCGCTAACTAGCCACTCTTGGTACTTACCGTGCTCGAATTCCTGGAGGTGGCGATGACCCGACCTGTACCCTCACTGAATGCCAGGTTATGCGTAGGTGTCTTCTTTAGCAGTTCGACAAATTCTTCGTGACTGATGTCCAGCCTTGTGCGCCTAACAACATCGGTAGTTCGTCCGACAGTTACGCCGACGCTGGGTCCACGTTTAATTAGCGAACTCGTGCCATCTTTCAACTCAACCAGTTCAAATATAAATTCTTTGTCGGTCATCACGTTTGATTCAAGTTTGGCAAGTATGCCTTAAAGAATAGGTAGTAGGTATGCACGGAAGTGTCGTTGTTAATAAGCCAAAACTTCCAGACGCGCCCATTGGTCGAATCTGACGAATTAGCCCAGTCGGCATTGTGATGAAGTTGAAAGTTGAGTTGTCCAGGCGTCAGAAAAGAAGTGTCCTGAGATAGCGGCCACTGATGTTGGGCATCAGGAATACCCCCGCTAGAAAAAGAAGTTGGATCGATATAGAGCGTCCAAAACAAGTTCCACAAGGTAAGAGTATTACTGTCGGGCTGTAGACTGACCAGGAATGGGTATTCCCCTCCCCCCGAGCTCAGGCTAATGGAAACCGAGTAGACACTACCGGCAGTCGGAAGACTCTGCACTTGTAAAACATCAGCCCCGATCTTCTGCGGTGTCTTTAGCTCGCGGATGTTGCGGGACTGCGTCTTGATTGTATTTATCAAACGCCGCTCGGGACGGAGAGTAATTTTATTCAAACTCATGCTAATTCAAGCTCGTCGTAATTGTTACCTGCTCGAAGTCGTTATCGTCGATCTGCACCTTGACTTGCTCCACGCGGTACATACCATTTATATCATTATACAATGGATGGTTACGCACGCGCACGTGTACCCAGTCACCCATGCTAAAGTCCGTGATATACGGCGGCTTGCTGCCATCAATTATTATACTCGGCAACACTAACGGCGACTGGTAAAGTGCTAAGTTCCAGTTGGCATAGTCCTGAAGCGAGCTATCGCCAACGTCGAGCGAGCTGGGGCTGACGTATTGCTGTCGGACTCCGTAAGCTTGCATTGAGGCAGCAGCCGGTGTGCCCGTGACGGGGTTCGGTGCGGTCCATATATTCTGTGCGGTCGTACCATTGCCAGAACCCTGCGCAATAATTTGGTTGAAAACTTGCGTGCCGTCCTCGATGGCGTCAACCTCAATGATATTACCGGGATACTCGAACAATATGTCCGGTCGCTGACTGCCGAGTATGGTGTAGGTATTGAAGCGGTTGAGGTAGTCGAACTTGAAGTCGAAACTGCCAGCGTTGGTGTTGGCGAAGTCGGTCAGGGCGTCAGACAGCGCCATGTTGTTGTAGACCCGATCATGATTGCCGACCGTGGCGAGCGAACCCTGAGTTATCCCTAGATTCCAATACGAAGTCGGCACCAGGCCACCGGAGTACTTGCCCGTCGTAGTATTGAGCGTGCCGGTCGTATCATTGCCGCCCGTCTGAAACGTGTTGATTAAGTCCCAGGCGATAGCGGACGCATCTGTAGCCGTGTATGTCTGCCCTGGACCAGTAAACGCGGTTGTCAGTAAGTTGTAGAAACCGGCAGCCTTGATCTGCAAAAGGTTACCGCTACTGTTCTCGGCGAGCGTCCCGTACTTGTAGTTGAGCTGGCCTGCCGCGAAATATTGTCCCAGGCGCTTGATGCGCACGTTGGTCTGGTTAGTGACGAAGATTGTCCGCGGATCAGTGTAAGTCTTGTGGCAATACTTCTCTATCTCATCGATATTCAGATACCACTCGATGTCATCGGCCGCATTACGCGTGACGGTGAAGCTTCTGTTGGCGGCTCGACCGCCTAACTCGGCCAGGACTTGGCCCGCGGGATTAGCTAGTTCAACTGAATACTTACTGGATGGGTAGGCGCTCACGATGGCTTTAGTATATCAAAGCAACGGCGGCGACTGTAGCGCAGCCAACGCCCCGATCCCTGAATTAGACGCCAGCGTAGGCCGGATACACCGATACGCTAACGTAGCCTCCGTCCCCTGAGTTACTTGTGCTCAGCTGAATCGTGTTCTGGCCCGGTAATATCGTCCACCAGAAGTTGTTCGTCGCGTCCATGGCGCTGATGAGATTCTGGCTGCCGTTCAGCACAACCGTCTTGTTGTACATGTCCACGACCACACTGCTGCCGCCAGGAATCGTGTAGTCCAGCTGGAAAGCGTAGCTGCTCGTCTGGTTCTGCACATATGGACTCGTCAGCGGGCCGGTGAATGTAATGATCGGATGGCTCTCAACGTTGCCGCTATTGGTTATGGTTGCCGAGCCGCCCGAACTGCCTGACCCGATGACGGGCACGACGCACGGCACCACGAAGCCGCCACCGATGAGCGTAGTAATACTGCCGATCGTCTGCTGACTCGTCCCGTAGATACGACCGTCTGGTGCAACTAAGCTCACCTGATACTTCGTCCATGTTAGGTAGGTGTCAGCAAAGACTGGCCTCTTGGGGATGACGTTTACGAAGTAGCTGTTGCCGTCCATGGTTGTGAACTGTAGCTTGGTCGTTACTGGATAGCCGTTACTGTCCCGCTGTAGTAAACAAGCTGTGGATAACGCCTGGCGTCGCTGTCGGTAGTCGGTCGGATTTTGGCCTTGTATCATTCCTTCAAGTGTGATAGTCCGGGCGTCGTAGAAATTAGCGCTGACGCGGGCGTAGTCCTGGCCGGGGATCGGGTACTGCACGATGCGGTAGTCAGGGGCATCAAGACCCTGGACGTTCGGACTCAGGGTAACGCCGTAGCCAGAGGTCGGAGCTGGACCGCAGATGAAAGCCAGAGTGCCGAGCGTCATATTCTCCATCAGCTACCCACCGCCGTAGCTAATTTGAAGGCTAACTCTCGATTGGCTTCGGTCATATCCACTTGATTATATATGTTGTTTTCTTGGTTGAGGACTATGCCGCCGTTGCTACCGCCAGCGCTCGTGAGGCCGCTCCCCGAACTCAACATGCTCCGCGTTTGACTGTTTGTGAATATCTGTGAACCCTGCGGAACGTACATCGCCTCTGGCCCGCTTTCACCAACAATAGCCATGCCACCTGGTGCGCTTACGGTGCCACTTGCAAACGTGCTGGTATAGGTAAGAGTACCGCCGCTCCCCTGCTGCACCATCTTGACATTGCCCTTGCCGGTCGAGGTTCCCCACCCACTTTTCTCGGCCTTCTTATCGAGAGCATCTATGGCGTTGCCCTCATCGATCAAATCTCCCTTGAGTGTCTTCGTGATACCGTCGAGTACAGACTGTGCACCCTGAAGCTTCGGCAAGTCCTGCGCCAATTTGTTAGCTGCTTGCCGAGCTTTGTCGGAATTTGGACCGAATAACTTGACTGCGATGTTTAAGTTCTTCTGATCGCTATCCAACTGTAGCGTCCACTTATCCACCTCCTGCTTAGCCTTAACTTCCTTATTATGTTCCTGGTATACCTTGTCGCTGGCTAGTGCCTCATTCAACTTCGCCTTCGCCAAGTCATTTTGTGCAACCTTGAGCTTTTCTGATATTGCGTTATCTTGGTTCTTTGCCTTTGTAGCAGCTTCTTGAGCGGACTTTTGTTTACTCTCTGCGCCAGTCAGATTCTCTACAGCCTTCACGTACTGCGGCGAGTTGGCCCCATATTTATTGTAGGCAGTGATGACGGCCTGCGTGTCCGTGGCAACCAGTCGATTCGCTCTGTCGAGGTCGTATTGAGTCTCCGTTACGGTAGCGGTTGCTTCTCCCTGCTGCTCAGTTAGGGTTGTGACAGCTTGCTGCGATTTGCTCAAGTACTCTTGGGCGGCGTTCAGGTTTGTAGCCGATGCATTCTGAATATCCTGCGCGTTCGACACGCCTAGAACGGCGTTCTGCATGGCCTTCTGTTGGTCTGTGTACTTCTTGAACGCCGCATACCCAATGCCCGTTGCGGCGGCGGCACCCAAAATTCCAAGTGTTACTGGCCCACCAATGAGCGACGCGAAACCGGCCAGCATAGTTTCGCCTTCGCCAGCTTCAGTCAACCCTCCAACTCCCCCAAGCAGGCGCGCTATGAGTCCGACCTTGCCAGCGTCACCCGCCACACCGCTTGCCGCGCCGCCAGCCGCAGAAGCCGTGTCGATTAGCCCAATGCCTTTAGCGATAGCCATTGCCGCACCGCCGAAGGTCTTGGACAGCGTCAGTATCTCATTGATCGACTTAGCAAAACTTCCGAATATAAATAGCACTGGCCCTACTGCCGCAGCCACACCGGCAGCATCTATCACAAACTGTTTCTGGCCACTGCTCAAATGCTGGAACCAGTTACTAAGATCAGATACGTCGTGAGCCACGCCCTTCATTGCCTTCGACACATCCGGCATAATCGCTTCGCCCAGCCGTATCATATCGGCCTCGATACCGCCCCACGCCTCGTCCCACTCCTGCTTCATGGTCTGCTGCTGCGACTGCCAGTTGCTAGCGAAGTTGCCTGAGTCGGTGCCGATCTGCTGATACTTAATATCTAAGCGACTAGTAGTGTCGAGTAACTGCAACAGAGCGGCATCAGTACGACCACCCCCAAAGGCTTTAGCTAGAACGGTATCCGTCTGGCTAGCGCTTAACCCAGCTGCTTCAAGGTGTTGTTGCAGGTCTTGGATAGCGACACTTATGCCATTTGGCTGTCGCAGGTCATCGGCTAGCTTAGTTGTGGATAACCCAGTCTCGGCAAAGACCTGATTCATCGTCCCGGTAGCCGTGCTCACTTCGTTCGTGGTTAGGCCGAGGTCGCCAAGTATCTTGGCGGCGGCTGCTGACGGCGACGCCATCAACGTCAGCATCATGCGCAGCCGTGTACCGGCAACAGCTCCACGTTCGCCTAAGTCACCGAAGTCAGCCAGCGCCGCGCCAGCTGACCGTAAGCTCACGCCAAAGACGGAGAGTGTGCCCATGAGGCCGGTGCCAATAACATCGTTCAAGTCCTGCAAGTGCATATCACCGGCCTGGACGATGCCGAGCAGTGTACCCATGGTTTGGTTGTAGTCGGTTGCGCCTTTGACGTTTGCAGCCAGCGTCGAGGTCAGGGCGTAGGTTGTATCGTCTAAGTTAGCCTGTCCGACAGCCGCACCTTGAGCCGCCACTTTCAACTGGTCGAGCATCTGGCTCGTGCTGAATATGCCTTGACCGGCGGTCGCAATGTGGTAGAACGCCTGGGCTAAGTCATTCGGTGTCTGACCGACTTGGGCGGCGAGGTTGAGTATAGAGTTGCCTAAGCTCTTAATCTCGTCTTGGGGGATGCTGGCGTTAGTATGTAACAGTTCCATCGACTGCTGGAACGTCATCGCCATCTTGACTGCTTCGTATCCGATGCCAACAATAGGAGCAGTCACGTAGGTGGATAACGAGCGACCGACTGCCTGAGCTTGGCTGCCGAAGGATTTAAGACCGCTATTAAATGTATCGAAGTTTGATGAGGCAGATATGGCTGATGCGCCACTCTTTTTTGCCTCGTCCCCCAGGACTTGTAACTCAGCCGTTGTAGTCTTCAGCGCTCCATCGTCAGCAACGGTGGTAATCAATACCCCGATAGTATTTTCGCTGCCAGCCGAGGGTAAAACCGCCATATTTTTTTATGTGAGCCTTTCCACTGCGTACATTATGCCATGTTCGGCGGCTGTTGCATGCGCGCGGCCTTAATTTGGTCTTCAATTTCAATCATCTCAAGATAGGTATCGAGATGTTTACGCGGCACTTTCAGCAATTCCCAGTACGGCATGTTAATATCTTCGCGCCGAGCGATTTGCAAGAGCTTATATTCCAGCGGCGGCTCTACATCAATCTCTTTGCCGTCAGCCAGGTTATCGAGGTAGAGAATTAAGTTTTTTTTTCCGTAGTCGAGAGGCCGGTTTCCGGCTCATGCATCTTCTGCTGCGTTAGGTACTCGAAGTCAACCTTCGGCATCCGTAAAATAGCTTCAAACGAGACAGGAATGGGTGTGAGGTCTTCTTCCGTAAAGTTCCACTCGACAATACGCTTGCTCAGCCAGCGGGCGAAACGCACATAGCTGTTCGGGTCAAAGTCACTGTAGACAAGTGAATCTTCAACCCGAGCAGCGCTAAGGTCGATCTTGACCCAGGCTTGTTTGTCCTGCGGCAGACTTTTCGTCGATGGTAAGAATAGCTGCTTAATGTACGGCTCGTAGGTAGGTAGGACTGGCATTACGCTGGTACTTCTTTCTTCCATTTAACATCTCTAAAGTAATTCCACCCTATGAGCTTATGGCATGGTTTACAAAGTGTGCGGCCATTGCTAATGACTAGACGAAGATCGGGATATAGACTGAAGGGTTTAACGTGGTCCACTTCAAGGCTACCCCCGCGCTGCCCACACTCCTGGCAAGTAAAGTTGTCCCGTTCAAATACAGCTTTGCGCCATCCCTTATACTCCTTGGATGTACGAATAAGGTGGTTGACCGAGCTAACGCCGCCCCTCCAATTATTATTGTTGTTGCGACTTTGGCTGGCGCTCATCTTTTTTCTTGTTTCAGGAGTACATATATATCGTACTCTGCCTTTATTAGCAGCTGATACTTTACGGCGCCACTCTTCATTGTGCACCTCGGCAGTGATCTTACGAACACCTACACCGATTTTCCGTCTGTGCTCTTCGCTGATTGGAACGCCCTTTTTTGTTCGGATGTTAAAATCAGCGATGTTGGCCGAGCCTTCAGGAGATAAATTATTTTTCCTGCCCACCTGGGCCATGTTGCGACAGTCAAGGCCACAATACTTGTACTGACCACGCTTGAGATAGATTGGTGCAACTTCGAATCTCTTACCACAGTTCTGACAAGCGGTTTCCTGTAAGTTGCTATATCTGGTAGCTGCCTTAGCGATCATGCGATTGAGCTTGTACCATTTATTACCGAAACTGAAAACATCTGCGAGTCTCCCGTGTCGTATTGCGTGGAGTATTTAATATCGGAATAGTTGACCGCCTTACTCTTTATGTTCGGCGTTGGGTTTGGCGTGACAAGGTGGTTGATGGTGATTCGCATCTCATATTGGTTGCTGGACCCAGCGAAGTGCCTCACGACACAAGCCGTCTTCGTCAAATCAGTGAAGTTGATCGTGTCATCAGGTGTATCGAAAAAGTGCTTGACATCTAAGTTGGCCTTGCCAAGCATACGGACAAGTGACGCCGGGTCGGCGCTACCGGAGCGCTGTGAGCCGCTGTCACTCTCGAAGCCGTAGTCCAGCTCCCATGTGCTGCCTTGCTCCAGCCGAGTCTGCGTAGCGGACAACGCGGCGCTGGCGGTTGCACCAAAGCAGAACTGCGTGTTGCTCCACAGGAACGGGTTCAGTAGCGAGAAGCTGACTGTCTGCGGTCGCAAGTACATAAAGCCGCCAGAGCTAAAGCTGCTGACGTTCGTGGTCGTCGTTATCGTGTTGCCGTTCGTAATGCTGGCAACCGTAGCGTCAACCGTGGCGCTACCGGATTTGTAGAAACGAATCAGGTCGCCTACTACAAGCTTGCCGGTCAAGTTCGGGTCGTAAGTGCTGTCGAGCACAACCGTGTACGGGCCTGAGCCGCTGACGCTCGTAACGTTCGCGCCTTCAAAACTGCCGAGCGCGCTCACGCTGCACTTCAACATGAGTTGGTTCTTACTCTGGCTCATGGCGATCTTAGAACACTGCACCCCGACAAAGCGCTTCACGACGTTGCCGGTCGAGATGTCCACAGTTTTGCTATTCGGGATCGTGGACGAGCTAAGCGTGAATGGCCAAGTGTCGGTGGTGTTAGTGGCAGCCGAGAAGGTGATTGTCGAGTCGCCCGTACCTGACGCCTTGGTCAGAGTGCCAGAAGTAGCTGGCGCACCTGAGCTAGTCATAAGGAGCGTGGTAGCTGATGAGATAGTAGCGACGACCGTGAACGTCACGCTGTTATTGGTGTAGGTTGCGCCGACGGTGGCGTTGGCGCTGCTAACAGTGAAGGTATAAGCCTGTGTTACTGTCCCGCGTGTCAGAAACATATCAAAGACTTCAGCCGCGGTGTTCGGCTCAGCCACCATACTTATGTCGCCCTTGTGGTCACGAAGACCTGGCAAGACTTGAAACGTCTGGGCCGGGTTGCCGAAGATCGGCTCCTGGTCTTCGAGGTTATAGTTGGTGTTCAAACTTTCTTCATCGATCAAAGTAAAAACGGTCGGTGTCACTGCCGTACCAGGGGTTGATTCAGTTACTAAAGCCACATAACCTAAGTTACCAACCCATTCGCCGTGGTTTGCCATTACTCATTCTCCTTGTTTGCTGGTTGTTCGTTTTGGGGCGGCGTAGTGGATGGATTATTTGGAGCCGGTGGCGTGGCCGCTTGAACGGGCGCGGGGATCGAGGCAGCTGGCGCAGCAGGGGCAGTTTGTTGCGGCGGTGGAGTTTGCTCGTCCACCCTCACCAAGTTGGCGCTCTCCAGGTTTTCCGGGCCTTCGATCTTGCCATTGACAATGTCGCCGACACCAGGCACAAAGCCCGTCTTCGTCCCATCTTTTGTTTTGTATAGCGCGCACATAGTTTTCCTCCATTCTGATTTATTGCGTATTCTTTGTCAATCACGAGCGTCCTTGTACGACCACACGCCGCTGTGTGCTTAACCTAGTCAGCGCATAAGCAACGTTTGTGATGTCGTCTTGTAAACGCCCGACGTCATAGCTTGTCTGCACGCTACTATCGATAAGCCAGATCGCACCGCTCGACTGTAAGAGCGTCAGGTAGTGCCTGAGCATGTAGTACAGCGTGTCGGCCTTATAGTCGAGCGACGTAGGGTCTTGACCCTGGACAAACATCTCTAGCTCGCGCTTGGCATCAGTGCGCGGATTTTCACCGCCTACTGAGTCGGCGAGGCTTCGCAGCACGCTTATGTCTATGACCTCGGTAACTTCATCAGTCTGCGTCGGGCCAAGCACGGCTCCGTCGGTCTTGCGGTCAATAATCAGACAGGGCATTTCTTCTTTCACTGGCGGCGTGAGGGGGAAAGCCGGATAGACCGTATAGACGTCCCCAAACTGGCCCTGTAATAGCTCGTAGAGCCGCTGGACAGTGTCTTTGGCGTAGAGTTGGTGGTTGTCCATCAGACACTTGTCCCCGCTATCTTTGCGCGGATGTCCGCTTCCATGACCGACTTAATCATCGCCTCGACGGTCGAATTGACGCCGATCATTTGGCGAGCAGGGATATTGTGCCCACGACCTCTACCCTCCGAGGTGCCAAGCTGATGGTAGGGAAAATATGGTACGGAGTTAGATACCAAGAGCGTGTCGGGGGTTACATTGCTATAGAAACCCTGCTGCATCGCGCCGGTACGTACCAGCATCCCGCGTCCACGCCAGTCACGATCTTTTTCGGCTTGGGTCGACGCTGCTAGCGGCGTCCAACGCTTGCCAAGTGCCGAGCCTTCCGATATAAACACACTCTGGCTATAGAAGATAATCAACTGCTTGCCGAGCGTTGTCAGCGCGCTCGTGAAATCGTGCAAACTCGCACCAAGTTGCGTTAGACGTTCCTGTGCCTTATCAAGTCCCGTGACGTTGATTTGAATACTGAGCATCAAAACACCTCGTCAATCGTGGCCTGGAAGCCGTAGTCGTTGCCTGCTGGCGGTGTAGCGACGTTCGGGTTGCCGTAGACGTTCTGGGCAAGCTCGGTCGTCTCGTCTGGCCAGCCAGCGACGCCCTGGCCTTCTTCAGTCACCAGCTCGTTGTAGTTGGCGTCTTCGAGTACTACCGAGCGGTCGCGCAGCTCGTCGAGCGAGGTGTGCGAGCCTCCGCCATGCCGGGCCATGTCTGCCTTGGCCTCACCCTCGGCCGCCATCGCAGGATTGACTTCTAAGTACTCCTCGTGCATCAGCTCGCCCGCAGCGATGTTTAGGGCTATCTGCTGGACGATCGGGTTCGTCGGCTGGGGCAGTGGAAACTGATACAGCGCCGTCAGGGCACCGTTGATCTCACGCTCGGCAGCATCGCGCTTCTCAGCAATGATGTCATCAGTGACTTTCAGGTTTGTTCGGAAGCCAGCCGCACGTCGAATCTGGTCAAGGCTGACGTAGTGGACGGCACCGGCCTGGACGGCAACGCTGTCACTCAGGAGCGTTTCGCCGGTCGAGGTCGAGTCGTAGTACGTGAACTTGTACCACTGGCCAGCCGTGCCACTCGCGTCGGTGTAGGCAGTAAATGGCCTATTGGCCGTGATAGTGACGGTCGAGATCTTATTGAAGTTGGCGTCTGGCGGTTGCGTGCCGTTACCGGCTACATCGTTGGCTCGGTAGACGTTGATCTGGTTGCCGAATAATAGCGTGACGGGATCGTTGAAGTTGTGTTGCAGCAGCGTCCCGCTCGATGTAGTGATGCTTGTTGAAGTTGGCGCTGCACTGGCTATCAGCATCTCCGATGTGCTACTGCCGAGTGCGCCGATAATAATGTAACCGCTTGACATGCCGGAACTGTTGTTGACGGGCAACGTGGTCACGCTAGTACTGGTCAGATCGGAACTCAGCTGTGTCTGAGCAACGATATTGTTTGAATCGAAGTTGTCGATGTCAATAGTTTGGGACATTTGGTTTTAGTATAGCCTATTTTAAGTGGATCGTACTGTCATCCTGCTTGCCGTGTAGTGTTTCAGGATTGCTCTTGACATGAATTTCGGTCGGCCTGCTTCCCAATGTCGGCCTGCTCTGGTCGGAGCGGATATGCAGGATGTCTTGCGTGAGATGTAGGAAGATAGGCTTAGTAGGAGTCGGCACGCTGTTGCGGTAGCTATTCGTGAGCACACTGGCGAAGCTCAGGGCACCCCTCAGTACTTTGTTTACTTGCCGACTAAATGTGCCGCTTGGGCTGACCGACGCCGAAGGTAGGCTCTTATTGACTTGCTTAGTCTGGGTGCCGCTGAAGCCAACACCAGCTAGCAGCCGCTTGAAGGTACTTCTTGGTAGGGTGCCTGCAAAGCTAATTCCGGCGGCTAGACTCTTGAAGATCGAGCGCGTTAAGTTTGCACTTGGCAAGATAGTAGCCGAGAAGACTTTATCGACAAGCCTCGTGAGCGAGCCGTCTGGCGATACCGCGGCCGACAGGTTCTTGTACGCCGTCTTACTGAAATTTCCGCTTGGGCTGACGCTGGCTGAAGCGAAGGTCTTGTCGGTCTGTCTGACCAGGGCGCCAGTCTCGGTAAGGTTAGCGGTCAGATTTTTTCGTACCTGTCTGCTCTGCGAACCACTGAAGGATAATGATGCGCTGGTCAGAAGCTTGTTGACTTGCTTGGCTACGGTGGCCGTGAAATTTATTGTCGCCGTTAATGGCGCTTTGGCGATGGACTTGATGAAACTGCCTGTGAACGTAACACCGGCAGATAGAGTCCTAGAGATTCCCCGGCTCTCACTACCCACGAACGTTACAGTACCGCTTAGGTTCTTATTAACCTGCTTTGATTCGCTGCCCGTAAAGCTCAAACTGCCGGTCACGCTGCGGATGTAGGCTTTGCCGCTCGTAAGCAAGCCGCTGAAGCTCAGCGACGTCGCTGTCAGTATCTTGTTGATAGACTTGGTTAGTGAACCGCTCGGCGTCTCACTGGCGACTATAGTCTTGGTGATAGCCCGACTCTCATTACCCGTAAAGGTTAAGCTGCCGGTGAGCAACTTATAGATGTTCTTAGGGCTTAGGAGACCGGCGAACGAAACAGTAGCGCTAAGTAGCTTCGCCACAGATTTATTAACGCTGCCGCTGAATGTTACTGAGGCTGCCGTTAGTTGCTTGTTGTCTGAGCGGTTGAGTATGCCCGTGAAAGATAGCGACGCCACGACGAACTTCTGAATCGCCTTCGAAACCGAACCGCTGAACGTGAGAGATGCTTGGAAGTTCGTGTCGGCCAAACTTATGGCCTTGGCCTGCGCCCCAGTGAAAGATAAACTGCCTGATAAACTCTGCGTGTGAAGTACCCCCCCAGCGGCAGGCGGAGCTTGCGAGACGATCGCGCGACTCGGAAACGATCGTCCAAGGCGAGCCATCAGTAGTTACCCGCCCGATTGACAGCCTGGCTTATGGTCACTGCATTGGCGACTGGTCCAGCGGAAGCCACCGAGAGCAGCATGCTGTTATAGGCGTGTAAGCCGGTAGGCGTGCTCGTCGCGGTCGCCGCAAAGTCAATTAGGTCATCGTCGTTGACGACAACATTCTGTCCGGTGAGGTTATTTGCCCGTCCCGACGAGCCATCATTCGGCGAAGGCGAGGCGTCGTTAATGGTATCGGTAGCTGTTGTATTACCGGCGTTCTGTCTGACGGTGAAGGCATACGCCTTTGGCGACACGCCTGGCGACACACTCGTCTGAGAATAGATACCAAGTATAGTGGATGCCTGTAACATGAACTGAACGGCTGTTTCGGTCGAGTTCCAGCTAGCGGTACCAGGACCAATACCTTCATAATATTGTGTTCCGCTGGTTGGAGTGTTGCCGCCACTAACATGCCCAATGAAACTCTGGCCGTCGGTTGTCGGCGCGAAGCTAATACCCCAACTGCTAGCCCTACCCGTACCGGAGTTGGCAATGGAGACTCTATCTCCAGCTACTACCGTGAAGGTATGAGTCGTGTCGTTCGCCGTCGTGCCGCTCATACTGCCGGTGGTCATTGTCTGGGCTGAGCCGTTTTTATAAACAGTGAAATTGGCGCCCGATGCGCTGGATACGACGTATAGGTTTTCGATTGTCCCGCCAGTCGGAACGATAATGCCGGCGTCCCCCGTCGCAAGCGTTGTAGTATTATAGCCCATGACAGAGAATTGGCCTGTGAGGGTCGTGTTAGCTGTTCCGAGTATGGCGGTCAAGCCGGTCGCGGTTTGGCGGCCGGTCCAATACAGCGTTCCAGGCAACGTAGCGCTGGAACTCGGCGTTATCTGGAGCGTGATGAGATCCCCAGCAGAAAACGCAACGCTATCAGTCAAGTCCTGCGCCGCCTTATTAGTACCGGATATGGTCGTGGTAAGGGCGGTTGTCGAGCCGTTCTTTAAGACAGTGAAGACGATGTTATTGCCCGAACCTGGAGCGGTACCAACTTTGACCCTCAAGCGATCGAGAGTTATAGCATGTGGTAGCGGCTGCTCGAAGCCTGAGTTTACGGCATTTGACCAGTTGTTCGCGGAGTTGTAAACGAAGGGAAGGTAGTTATTGCTACCAGCCGTTCCGGTGCCGGTATTGACACCGACCAGAAACGACTTCATCCTAGACCTCGATTATTACATAGCAATACATGTTCACGCTCGCGCCAAACGTGACACGTATCCGCAGACAGTTACCTGGCTTTAGTTCAGGCTCACGTCCGAGCGGGAACTGTTTGACATACTGGTTGGTCGGGGCAATGAGCTGGCTGTCGAACTCTCTCGTCGCAGTTATTGATCCCTCGGTGCCGGAAGCTGTGGCAAAGCCCGTGAGGGCAGTGCCGAGGTTGAAGGGCACGCCCGAGCTACCGGAAGTGTTCGCTGGCGCATTGGGATCGTTCCAGGGGATGATGTCGCCGACAGCCGAGGCCGTCGATACAGTGGCAAATACAGTGCCGGTTTCGACAAGCTCAATCTCTCCTGGTGTGGCTGCGGCGCTGCCATCGAATGAACAGCCCCACTCGACTACTCTCGCCGCTGGAAACGTGCTCGACAGGGCAACCTGTAACATGGTGCGAATAGCAGTGCCGGTCGGCTGCTTCACTGGCGCGGCAGTGGTGGTGCCTGTTGTGTTTTGGATTAGGTAGAGTTGTGCCACGCAAATAAGTCTTGTTTATGCTGGAATTATAAACCAAAGGCGCGGGTGACGCTATAGCGCCGCAAACACAATATTGTGTGAACCGCAGTCTCCGCAGATAGCTTGGGCGCCCCTCCCATGACGGCCGGAGCGTAACTGTAAGTTTTCGATACGGTTATCAGTCTTGTTGTTATTGATGTGGTGGACTGTTTCGTGGCGTTCTAGTTTGCGACCGAAGTGCTTCGCCATAACCACGCGATGCTCAAAAGCCTGACCCGATGGACGGTCCGAGTATTCTGGTGCATAGATCAGTACGTAACCTTGGGCTGTAAGGTACTTGCTGTCATCACTCTTATGTAAGTAGCACGGACGACTGCAATATATTTGGCCAGCCTTCTTCTTCGGATGAAATGTCTTGCCACAAGTTTTGCAGTTACGGTCACCGAAGGTGCGGGGTCGGCCAGGAGTACACTTAATCGAACAGTACTTTTGTGAGTTACGCCAGGGGCTATATGTTGTCCCACAGGCCAGACATTGCTTGGGTGGCGTGCTTTTATACCGAACTTTAGAGCACTCCTTAGAGCAGTACTTTTGTTTATCGTAGCGCGTATGAAAGAGTTTGCCACAGTTAGGGCAGTTTATGTCAGGTCTCCTGAGCGGTCTGCCAGGTCTACACTTTAACGAGCAGTACTTGGAGTATCTGTCCGGTGGCCTATATATCTTACCGCATGTATCACAATGTCTATCCACTAAAACTCTAGGTCTACCAACTTTACTTGTCATACACTTTAGTGTATTCTATTCGTTGGCATAAATCAATACTAACTTGACTGAATTCTACCCACCCGAGTTAATGGTGAGTTTGTATGTGAATTGAATGCTATCTAGGTTGTTAACATTTACTGCGCTGAACACCTTGTGATCCCATAAGACCGGCCTCAAGGTAAATGCCTCGGTGTTACCGGGAGTTGTGCCAGCGCCGTCGTTGCTGTTGGCATACCATGCCGGGATCGTCAAAACGGAGGTGGTGTTGCTCAGTACTAGGCCCCAAGAGGCAGTTGTGCCAGCGAATACTCCCTGGAACTGTTGACCGGCTACGGTTGAACTGGATGCGGTATAGGGCGTACCTGTAACTGTAGCCGTCGTGGAAGTTACTGCCGTGAACGGCGTGCCAGTCGTAGCCGACAGTGTGCCGCTCGTATGCAGCCCCCACTCAGTCACGGCTTCCGATCCGGTGTAGCTTATCGTCGCAACCGTCTGATAAATCGGCGCTGTACCAGAAGCCACCAAACTCTGCGTACCGGCAACCGCGGATATGGAGTCCCACGTTTGCAGCTTCTTGTCGGTAGCAGCTGCACTAGTTGTGCCGGTACCCGTGGCGTGATAATTAGCAAGCGCCAATACGGTGTTTACTGAGCCAGATGGGTTAGCCCAGGCGTACTCGTTCGCCATCGCCAGGACGCCGATGTCAGTCACAAGGCCAGTACCGAGATTGATGCGCAAAGCGTTTGACCGGATGTTGTTCCAGAACCGTGCTGAACGGCTCATGACTTTCTGTGCGGTTTTCGGCTTGCCGTCAGGCCCAAAGACTACAGCCGACAGGTGTCCTTGCGGTCGTGAGCCGCCAAAGATGTCTTTGTGGATAGCACCGACACCTAAGCCGGACTGTTCGCGCGCGACTGGGTTACCAACAACTACGCGCCCCACATATGGGATTTTGAAGTCAAGCATTGGTTTGATCTCCTGTATTTGTTTCGATCTCTGAGGCACCCTGCACGTTCGCTGGCTGTGCTGGAGCGGCGCCCTGTTCCTCAACCTGTTGCCGAACACCTAGCGTCGGTTGGCCTGGATTAGTGGCTTTCCAAGCCTTGTAGGCAGCCTGACCTTCAGCTACTTTCGCCTTGTGCTCCTCATCTGTAAGCCCGCTGACTTCGACGATGCCGGGAAAGTTAGCTAAGTTGACTGGCGTCGGGTATTCACTAACGACGCTGAGCCGATCGCCCGCCGGAATATCGCCGATGCCCTGGACGTATATCGTCTCGTCCGTCGTATTTTCATACAGCTTTGTTATTTGCGCCATGCATACTCCTCGTTTGTTTTAGGCTGACGTTACCGTAGCTCCACCCGATAGAGCTTTCCAAAACGCATAATAGGTAAGTACGCCAGCGGTAATGTCGGCTGTCCCGGCCGTGGCTATGATTGTCTCGGAGTTGAGGGCCACCTGGTTTGGCGTCACATTCGGTGCAGTGCCAGCAGTAACTAGCCCCGTAATATCCCACGTCTTGCCAGCCGTGAGCGTTGTAGCAGTGAGCGACGGCAAGTAGCGGGCCGCAGATGTTGAGTTACCAACTTCGAGCGTTGCAGAAGCTCCAGTAAGCGTGGTACTGCAAACCGCGATGACTGCGATGAGTACCTGACCGGAGACATTGAATAATGTCTGTGGGTTGCCGGTGCCGTCGTAGTCACCGTTAGCATTAGCGCCGTTTGTGTACGTGACTGTCTTACTAGCAACCGCGCCTGTCATCGACAACATGCGTAGTGACTGACTGGCTGTGTCGAAAGCAAGACCTTCGTAGCTCACTGGGCACTCCTTACTACTTTACTGAGGCTGCCGTAGCAGCGACTTCAGCCTCACTTGGCTGCGCGTTCTTGTCGGCAGTTGGTTGTTCAGCCGGTGGCTGCGGTGCCGGTGGCTGTTGCATTTGGCCTTGGGTCACAGGCTGTTCAGCTGCCATGCGGGATTTGAAGGCTTCCTGTTGCTTCTTCACGGCGTCAGCCGACGGCGCTACGCCGGACGTGCCGAGCGGTACAGCTTCTTGAGCGGCGTTGACGAAGTTACTAGAGTGCGTTGCTGGGTCACTCGTCTTCTCGACCAGGCCGCGGTCAATGAGACTGTCAGCTAACTGCTTGAGACCACGCGCATCTTGGTCAAGATCGACCACCATCGCCGGGATGGCCGGTGACGTTACGAGCCCAGCCTCGTTTTTCTTCTCAGGCTGTGCTGCCTTGAAGATGATGCCGTTGTGCATCACGTTGCTTAAAAATTTCAGGTTCATTGTCTCTCCAATCCTCCGTTATTAGCTGGTTGCAAACGGCGTGGCGATTGTGCCGCTGCCGCTATCGAAACCTGTTACTTCCCATTCAGTTGCGCTGACACATTCGAAGGCTAAACGCGTGCCAATCAAGCCTCCGGTAGTCGTACCATTCATGGTGACTGCTACATGCGTAGCGCCATCGCCGAAGGTCGCCAGGTTCGTGCCGTCAGCTGCCTTCGTTACCAAGATTGTTCCTTGCAGGAACACGGTGCCTGCACTGGTGATGATCTTATAGCTGTTACTTGTCACAGAAGTCGTCACCACAAAGGTGTACTTGAGTCCCGCTACTGGGCTTGGCAACGTAACTGTCGTGCCGGCTGCACGATTCAGCAAAAACGCTGTGCCAGACTGAGCCGCGGTTGGCGCATAAGTGGCGACGTTGCCGATAGCGACGACGCTAGCTTGCTCATTGACCGGACCAGCATTGGTTATGCCGCCCGCGCCGACCGTCACACTGTAAAGATACGCATTGTTGTTTGACGTGTTCTGCGCGCCAGGCTTGTTGACCTGTCCTAAGTATGGTTGTCCCCACATAATCAGACCTCCTAAGCCACTACGCTTTGCAGCATGTAAAAGGCTTCAGGGCCGACGAGGAATTGACTGTAGTAGTCGTTAACGCGAACGTAGGTCACCTTCTTGTCAAGGACTGGCCAGCCATCAACGTAGCGACCGTTGCGCAGTACGAAGGTGTACATGCCGTTCACTTCTCGCAGCGCAGGGCTATTAGTGCAGTAAGCCAGCCATAGGTTCTTGCCCCAGATGTAACCGTTCGAGAGTGTGCCTGGTTCCGGCACCTGGTCGGTGCTGGTGTCGTAGACAGCTCGTCCGACGTACACATTGGTGATCTGGATGCCAGCCGCATCGCTGATGATCTGACCGAATAACTCGGTCGTCAATGTGCCAAGTCGCGAATACTTAACGCGGTCAATGAAGTCTGGGTGGTTGGCAAGTTGCTGCCACACCTGGTAACCCATAAAGATTGTATTCGGAGTGCGCAAGCCATTAAGCAGAATCGTGCTGACAGCGCTGGTAATGTCCATGATGGGCGAACCGGCACCTGTCGAGGCGTTCCACTGCGTGCTTGGGCTTGAGTACTGTGTAACTGTTGACGTGCTACTAAGCGTTGTGGATAGGTTGATCTCACGCTCTAACTGCATGTCGTCCATGACTTTGCGGGTCGCGTCCATCATCGGCTCTAGCGGGGTCAGCGATTGCTCTACCTCATCCTTGGTAACACC